CAACCACTACAGCCAACTCTGCAACGTCTACTGCAAACACTGCTGCAACCAATGCCAGTGCAGCGGTTACTACAGCTAATACAGCTAGTACTAATGCCACTACGGCACTTAATAACTCACGAGAGTCTGATGGCTCTGGTGGATTTACAAGTGCTATTGATAAAGCTACTGCTGCCACTACAACAGCTAACACTGCTCTTTCTAACTCACGAGAGTCAGACGGTAGTGGCGGTTTCAATACCGCAATTGACAAAGCTAATAGTGCTGTCACTACAGCTAACAGTGCTAGTTCAAGTGCTACGACCGCTGTTTCTACAGCGAACACGGCTAGCACTAACGCTACCAATGCACTGAATACTGCAAACGCTGCTAGTGCTGCTGTTTCTAACGCTGTGCTATTTACGTTGATTGCAAACGTAGCTGCTATCCCCTCAAGCCCTTCTAACAACGATTACATCGAGATTGGCAACAGTACAGGTATTCAATCATTTACCCCTCTATCAGGACTACCTAGTGGATTTGTAGGAGCTTCAGGTCTTACCGTCCGTTTGCGCTACGACAGCTCAGCTACTAGCTGGGTCTTTATGAGTTATTTTGCTAATGACTCTGAAACACGGTATCTAACCAAAAATGTACCAGTTGTCACTGGTGATTCTACTAACGGTTCTGGACAAATTACTTTGAACTGTGAGAACAACTCTCACGGGGTCAAAATCAAAGGACCACCACATAGTGCAGCAGCAAGCTATACATTGACTCTGCCTAATGACACGGGCAGCGCTGGTCAAGCACTGACTACTAATGGCAGCGGTGTATTGAGTTTTGCCACTGTTGACTCTGCATTTATCGAAACACCACAGACAATTACAACTAGCAAAGTAATTGCTGCTAATACTAATGCGGGAATGATGGGACCGACAGTATCCCTCAATTCAGGTGTCACTATTACTGTCGGAGCTAATTCACAACTTACTGTACTTTCTTAATCATGGCATACGGAAAAATTAAAGCAGACGCTGTTATTTACGATAATTCTGGCAGCGACTCTGAAGTATCAGTCTCAACACTGGTTGCTAACGCTAATAAGGCGTCAGTTGATAGCCCAACCTTTACTGGTACACCGGCTGCACCTACAGCATCACAAGGCACAAACACAACCCAACTAGCTACAACTGCATTTGTTAATGCAGAGATTGCTGCTGACCTGACGGCTGCTATCGGTTCAACTGTCCAAGCGTTTGACGCTGACACTGCAAAGACGGACGTTGCACAGACGTTTGTCCCTGCCCAAACCTTTACCGCTGCAAGTGTCCACAACGGTGGCATTGACTCGAACGGAAATGTTGACGTAGCTGGATCATTTAACATTGACGGTCCTTACAAACAAGTTGCTGAAGCTGTCAGCGCCCTGGACATCGATCTAAGCACTGGTAACTACTTCACCAAAACAATCAACGGTAACTCTACGTTCACCTTCTCTAGCCCGCCTGCAAGTGGTACGGCGGGGACATTTACGTTGGAACTGACTCATACATCTGGCACAGTTACTTGGCCTGCAAGCGTCAAATGGCCTGCAGATACTGCACCTACCCTTACCACTGGTAAAACCCACCTCTTTATGTTTGTCACCGATGACGGTGGTACACGATATCGCGGTGCTGCTCTTGCTGACTATGTGAACTGATATGGATCCTATTACACAACAAACAGCACTAGCAACGGCTGGTGGTGGGAAAGATCCCCTTTATGTCGATGACGTGTTTCAAACTCATGTGTATGAGGGTAACGGTAGTTCTAAAACAATTACGACTGGCCTTGATATGACTGAGGGTGGCTTGGTGTGGATCAAATATAGAACCAGCTCTAGTTGGCACAATGAACTGACTGATACTGAGAGAGGTAACTACCAAACCCTGTTTTCCTCCACCAGTGGTGCGCAAGTTAATATCGGTAGCGGTACGGCTATTACATCAAACGGATTTACAGTGGGTAATAGAACCGGGCAGAACGATAATGGCGGAAAATTTGTCTCTTGGAATTTCCGGAAGGCTCCAGGATTTTTTGATATAGTTACTTATACAGGTAATGGCAGTGGTAGTGGTCAGACAATTTCACATAACCTGGGTAGTGTTCCAGGAATGATCTGGGTTAAACGAACAAATTCCAGCGAAAGTTGGGCCGTTTATCACAGGTCTTCAGGCAGCAATTACTATCTTAAATTAGATGAGGATTCTGCAGGTTGGTGGCAAAATAAAATAACTGCATCGTCATCCACAACTTTCCAAGTGATGGATAATGATGGAATGATTAATGGTAATGGTGACTCCTATGTAGCCTACCTGTTCGCCCACGACGATCAATCGTTTGGCAAGAATGAGGATGAAAGCATTATTAAATGTGGCACTTATTCTGGAAATGGCAATACAAGCCAATCTATTGATGTAGGGTTTGAGCCTCAATTGGTAATAATTAAATGCACTTCTCAAAATTATGACTGGAGTTTATTCGACAATATGAGAGGAGTAGCACCTGGAACTAATAGGGGTCAAAGGCTAAAGCCAAATGATTATGCTGCAGAAAGTCAAACATCAATTGCATTTAATAGCACGGGCTTTGAGCTACCTGACGCGTCAAGCGAGGTAAATGCGTCTTATCAAACCTATATCTATATGGCAATCCGCCGTCCCAATAAGCCGCCATCAGCTGCAACGGAAGTGTTTGCTATAGATACTTATGGTGGAACATCCCCTTCGCCGCCTACATATAATTCAGGATTTCCTGTTGATGTAGGCATTAGTAGATGGGAAGTTGGCTCAACTGGCAATATTGCGATAGGAGCACGCCTAACAATGTATGAAATGTTAAGAACAAATCTTAGCAATAATTATTCCGCTGAATCCGCCTTTGTGTTTGACTATATGAATGGTTGGAGCAATTCCAGTGGAACATCAAGTACCACTTACAGTTGGATGTTTAAACGTGCTCCAGGCTTCTTAGATGTAGTTCAATACGTAGGGACAAGTTCAAATAGAACCGTAGCTCATAATCTTGGGGTTGCACCTGAAATGTGGTGGGTTAAATCAAGAAGCCAAGGTGAATCTTGGAGTTGTGGTCATAAAGATCTAGGAATATCATCCAGACTCTGGTTAAATGATAATGGAGCAGCCGGTAATAATAATAGCTATTGGGCTAATGGCGGAAATCAAAGCGCAACTCATTTTCCATTAGGCACTGACGGTGCTGTAAATGGTGATCCGCGAACTTACACCGCATTTCTCTTCGCAACTCTACCCGGCATCAGCAAAGTAGGTAGTTACACTGGTACTGGTAGTGCTATTAACGTAGATTGCGGATTTACAAATGGTGCAAGGTTTGTAGTAATTAAACGTACAGATGCTAGTGGCCATTGGATGTTTTATGACACTTCTCGTGGAATCGTCAGTGGCAATGATCCATACCTTAGGTTTAATTCTAGTTCAGCACAAACGACTGACGAAGACCATATTGATCCACTTAGCTCTGGATTTACCGTGACAACACATTCAGATGTAAATACTAGTGGTGGCACCTACATCTTCCTTGCAATCGCTTAAACATCTCTAACTATGGAAATTAGAAACAGATCAACAGGTGAGCTGACTACCGTTAGTCAGTTCAAAGCCTCACAACCGAATACAAGCTTTCCTAAGCAAATTACAACTGAAATTCTTGATAGCTATGGATACGATGCTGTACTGAATGGTGCACAAGCAACCGTAACTGCACCTTATGGTGTCAGCACACGTAGTGGTGTCGAAGAGATTGATGGCAAATGGTACACCAAGTTTGTCGCTGGTCCTGTCTTTACTGACACTACTGATGATGAAGGCAAGGTAACTTCTGCTGCTGATAACGAAGCAGCGTACAAAGCACAAGTTGATAAAGATGCTGCTGATGCAGCTCGTACTACCCGCAACACAAAACTGCATGATTGTGACTGGACACAAGTAGCTGACACGTCTGCTGACAAAGCAGCGTGGGCTACTTATCGCGCAGCACTACGTGACCTTCCAGCATCCGAAGGTTTCCCACACAACATTACTTGGCCAACAGAGCCATCCTGATCATGATTACTATTATTCGCCCACTTCTCTTTCAATTTCTACAGTCTGACAAAGTAAAAGCTTTGATCGTAGAGATGCTAGAACGACTTGCTGAGACTACCGACAATGATATCGATGACAAAGCAGTTGAATTTGTAAGGAACGGTTTGTTTCCTAACAAGTAATGGACTGGGTTAGTCCACCTTCACTGCCCTCTCTAAGCCTCCCTGATGCCCCCGGTTTGCCAGGTCCAACACTTGGCCTGCCGAGGGCTGAAATGCCCTCTTACAAGCCCATGGTGGTGCCTCCTAGTGTGCTCAGGGCACCTCCAGGTATAAAAGGAAATGAGGATGCAGATAAAGCACCGCAGAAAGAAACTAAAACACAAGTTCCTCCTGCTACTGCTCCCACACTTCCACCAATCCCACAAGAGGCACAGATAGTAGAGATTCCATTTACGGAAGTAGAAGTTCCGTTGCCCTCTACCATCATCATGACGACAGCAGTAACTACAGCTTTTATCTCTGTAGCTTCCACCTTAGTTGCTACTTCGTTATTCAAATACATCGTAATGATAATGAAGCCAGTTTTTAAACAAGCATGGAACAAACTGACAAAAACGAAAGAGGTCCAAGAAACTTCTTAGCCAAGGTAAAGGAAAATACCGAGGATGAGATTCAAATTTTGGGGACGTTTGTCCGCTTAGGTGTTGTTGTTTGGAGTGGGTTTATTATCACCCTTAATTATGTAGACCTTCCAATGATAAAAAAAGGTCAAAGTGGAGGTGACATCACCTTTGTTGCTTCTGTATTTACAGGAGCACTCGCAACATTTGGATTGACAACGTCCAACAGCAAAGCTGCTAATACAAAACCAACTGAAAACAAAAAGAAAGAAGAATGAAGTATCTATTTCTACTTGTGATGCTGGCTAGTCCTGTAGCAGCACAGCAAGTTACCCCGAACTTTACACAAGGTTCAATGCAATCAACTACTACCACCACTGTTGATATTGATCGGACAATTGCAACCG